CGGCGGCGAGACCGGCGGCGAGACAGGCGGGGTCACATACAGGATGCCGTCCCCGCCCTCACGGATCGACGCCGGCCAAGCCTTCGCGATCTCGTACACCGCATCGATCCGCGACTCGCCCCAGGTCATCGACGGGCACCAGCGGTCCACGAGGCCGGTGTCGATGACGACGCCCATGTGCCCACCGACCAGGCGACGAATCTCGCTCGCGAGCGTCCCGTTCCACATGGGGGACAGGGGCGTCGTGAGGCGGTCCTCTTCGAGGCGGTGCATCAGCGATTTTCCGGTCACCCTCACGGTCGAGGGGCCGGGGTCGACAGCGGTGATGAGGAAGCGTCCGAGCTGGACGTCCCACCAGCCGCCGCCGGGAATCACCGACGCGATCGTCAGCGACACGTGCAGGGTCTGCCCAAAGCAGGCGAGCGGATGCGATGGGTCCGTCGGATCCCAGTCCCGCCAGTCCTCACTCTCACTCGCAGCGCCGACGCGCGGAACCGTGAGTGAGAGCGAGCCCTGCACCTGCTGGGTCGCATCCCAGGCGACCGAGCCGTCCTCGACGGGTACCTCACCGAGGTACTCATCGCCGAGCCACGACTCGACCGTCGCCTGCAGCGTGTAAGCGGACGACAGTAGGTCGTCCGGGATGCGCGCGTCCGGTCCGGTCAGGCTCATCGCTCCTCCTGCCAGATCGTGCGGTCGAAGCCCTCCCACGTGAGGCGGCGCGCGTCGAGTGCCTGCCACGTGAGCGCGCGGGCGTCAAAGTCCGTCCACGTCGAGAGAGCGAGGAGCGTCGAGGCCTGCGGCAGGGACGTAATCGTGCCCTTGATCGTCCAGGTGCGTTCCGCGACGTCGATCCGGGCAGCGCGCTCCATCGTGACACCTGTCGGCGACATGAGCGTCACCAGATCGACGTCGCACACGCCCGCCCGGCACTGCACGCAGTGCTCGGGATTATGGAACAAAGCGACGGGGGTCGGCGTACCCAGCAGCAGCTTGAGAGCCGGCGTGTCCTTGAGATTCGTGCGCGCCGTCAGCGAGACAGTACCTGCGCCCATCGTCGGCGCGTACACCATGACTGGCGTTCTACGGCCCGGCACCTCATGCTCTGTGAGGCGCATCTTCATCTCGCGCTGATCTGTGCCCTGCCAGAGCAGATTCACGGGCATTTTGCCCGCCGTGTCCGTCATCAGCGAGAGGCCCTGCCAGCGTCGCACGACAGGCGAGGACTCGACCTCGACGCCACGAGACGTCGTCAGACGGTACCGGAACTCGGTGTTAATCGGCGCAAGAGAATCGCCGATCACCCGCTGCTCGCCCGTGCCAGTCCACACGCCCGCGCGCGGGATCCACTTGAAGCCCGTCGCGGCGATACCCTCGACGTAGCAGGCCGTGCCCGCAGGCGCGAGCGCCGCCGGGATCACCAGCTGCACGCGCGGAGCCTGACCGTCCTCGACGACCGCGACCGGCTCGCGCGTCATATCCAGCGCGCCCTCAACCTCACGCGAAGCAGACAGACCCTTCGTGCCCGTCCACTGGTGAGTGATCGCCCGCTGCGAGTAGCCGATCCGCTGCTGAGGCGTGTCTCCATCGAAGAAGGTCGCCGCGTCAGCGACAGCCTCCTCGACGGTCGCCGCAGCGACGATCATGACATCGTCAAGATGCACCGAGCCGGGTTTGTTATCGCGGGCGCCCGAGGTGTAGACCTCGAAGCGCACGCGCGCCTGCGTTGCGCCAGCCGGGGCCACGTGGACCCACGTCGGGCGATCGCCCTCCGCACTCGACGTCAGCAGCAGCGGCGCAGACGAGACCTGACTGCGACCTGAGACCGTCCACTCGACGCGGACGGCGAGACCGATACCAGGACTTGTGCGAACCAGGGCCGACACCGCCAGCGCCTGCCCCACCGAAACGGGAACCAGGCCAGGTGTCGCGACCTGGCCCTGCAGCTGGGCAGGCACGTCGACAGCCAGGTAAGTTGGTGACTGTCGATCGTGCCCGCCCCACGGAGCCGGATCAGACGCAATCCGGAGCGACGACGGCGCATACTTCGCCCACCCATTCGTCCCATACGTGAACGCGGGATTAGGGCAAAGATTCGTCCGCACCATCATCGGCTCCTTCCTGCGAGCTGCTTCCTGCGAGCGAGAACACCCGCGCTAATCCCCTCAACATGCGCACGGAACTGCACGCCGTCATCGAGAACCAGATTCACCTGAGCGCCCTCCAACGAGACACCCGCACCCGCGCCACTTGCCGCGAGCGCGGAGACGTCTGCCCACTGTCGGGCGGTGAGAATCGCTTCACGCTGGCCGGTTTGATTGACTGCTGCGGTGACTCCGTCTGGGAGCCAGCCGCCCCTGTCGTATTTGCGTGCGCCGCCGTACCTGCCGACGCTGGGGGATCCCCAGATCGCGGTTTTGCGAGCGCTCAGGCCTGGGCGCGGTTCCTCGATCATCTGGCCGTTGCCTGCGTAGACGGCGACGTGCCAGGCGGGGGATCCCCAGTAGAGGAGGTCGCCGGGTGTGGCTGATCCCCAGGGGACGGGGGTTGAGCCGGACTGGTATCCGGCGGCGGTGAGTCGCGGCCAGCCAAGACCGAGCTGTTGCGCGGCCCAGTAGACGAGGCCGGAGCAGTCGAGGCCGGGCGGGATTGCCGAGCCGCCCCAGACGTAGGGGACGCCCATGAGTACGGCCTTCATGGCTGCGCCGACGAGGCCCGCGCCGCCTGAGAGCCCGGACTCGTTCACCTTCGAGGTGAACATGCTTTTCAGGCCGTCGAACAGCATCGGCGGGATGCCGTATGCCACGCTCTCCCAGAAGCTGCCGTCCTTCGGGGAGAGCAGATCGCGCGCCGGCTTAATGACCAGGTTTGCGATTGCTGCGGCGGGGTCGGTGACGATCTCAGCGACCGCCTCCGTCGTATCTTTGATCCAGTCCAGGGCGCCGGAGAAGCCGCCTTTCACCGCGTTCCAGATGCCACCGTCTGCGAAGGCGACTTCGCCGCGGCGACGTCCGGTCTCTCCGACGGTCGCGAGGCCGGAGCCGCGCGAGGCGTTGACCCTGTCGAGCCAAGGCTTCCCGCCGAGAGCTCGCAGGGCGTCGGGGCGGATGATGCCCTCACCGCCCGAGAGCCGCAGCGCGCCGCCCCCGTCTGGGCTGTAGAAGTGATAGATGTCTTTGCCTGGCGAGTAGCCGGGCGTCATCGTGTTGAACACGCCGCCGGTCGCGTAGGCAGGGATCGGCTTCACGTCGGGGAGGCGGACGGAGAGGCCGACCTTCGCGGCGATCGTGTCGAAAGCGGCCTTAATTCCGTCGCGGTACACCGTCGTGATGACGAAGTTGACGGGCTTTGCGGCTGCGCCCTTGATCTTCTCGAACACCGTCTCGACCGACTGGCGGAAAGACTCGAAGGATTCCTTCACGCCACCGATCGCGCTCTTAATCGCCGGAAAGACGACGTCGATCAGGACGGATGATGCTGTCTGCACCGCCGACGAAATTTGATCCCACACAGGCTTAATGACCGAGTCGTACAGCCACGTAAAGGTCGGGCCGAGCGTCGAGGAGATCGCGCTGCCAATCGCAGAGAAAATCGGGGACAGGATGCCCCAGACCGTCTGAATCGCCGACGAGATCCCATTCCAGGCCGTCACGACCGTTGTCCACAGCCCCTCGAAAGCTAGGCCGACGGTACCCGAGATCACCGTCACGAACAGGTCGAAAAGCGGATACAGAACGTTGTCCCAGACAGCGAGGATGAAAGTTGAGACGTTCGTCCAGACCGGCTCGACAACGTCCTGCCAGAAGGACCACAGCGCGGGCATGAGTGTGTCGCGGAAGAAGCCCGCGAGCGCCTGCATAGCCGGGTAGATGACTGCCCAGGCTGACTGGACTGCCGATGCGAAGCCCTCCCAGAGCGGCTTGACGACGTTCTCCCAGAGTGTCTTGAGGACGGGCCACAGCACGCGGGAGATGATGGTCCAGATGCCCATGAGGGCCGGGCGGATGACTGCGGTCCATGCGAGCGCTAGGCCCGAGCCGATCCCCTCAAACAGCGGCTGCAGGACCGTGCTCCAGAAATTCTGGAGGCCCGGCCACAGCGTGCCGCTGATCCAGTCCCACGCCGCCTCAAGGGACGGCTTGATCTGGTCCGTCCACGCGGTGTACGCGATCTCTCCGACCGTGAGGAGTGCGTCGCGCAGTGTGAAGAAGAAGTCGACGAGCGCGGAGTCCTCCTCCAGGCCGAAGAGGTTGCCGTCGTAGTCTCCTGTGGTGAGGATGCCCCACGCCGACTCGATGCCTGGGATGAGTGTGTTCTTCGTGTAGTCGACGAATGCGTCGATGACGGGCGTGACTTTGGTTGTCCAGAACTCCGCGATGCCTGCACCGATGGCGTTAATCGCGTTCGCTACGTCCTCGTTGGTGTTGTACAGGTATATCAGCCCGGCAACGAGCGCGCCGATAGCCACGACCGCTAGACCGATGGGGTTCGCAGCCATTGCCGCGTTGAGCCCCTCCTGAACCAAGGTCGTATTCTTGATCCACTCGATGACCGTCGTCAGGACCGAGAAGCCCCAGTAGGCGGCAACCGCGATACCGATCCCCTCGCCGAGCGCGACCAGCAGATCCTTGTGCTCTCGGATCCACCCGAAGGCGTTCTCGAACATGTCGGACAGCCAGCCCATAAGGTCCGTGATCGTCGGCTTCATGTAGTCGACGAGGTCTTTCACTCCGCCCATGATCGTGGCCTGCAGGTTACCTGCGGCGTTCTCGATACGGCTCGTATCGCGTGCCGCGTTCGCTGCGACCTCGTCGAAGCCGAGGCTCAGCAAAGCCTCGTTGAATTCCTGCGCGCTGATCTGGCCCTGGGCCATTGCGTCGCGGAAATTGCCTGTATAGGCGCCCGCGTCGAGGAGTGCTTTCTGGATCTTGCCGGACGCGCCGGGAATGGCGTTTGCGATTTGATTCCAGTCCTGCGTCGCCAGCTTCCCGGCGCCGTTGACCTGCACGAGCGCCAGGCCAACTTGCTTGTACGTCTCCGCAGATCCGCCCGCGACGGCGTTCAGGTTGCCCGCAGCCTCGGCTAGACGGTCGAAGCCCTCAACGTTGTTTGCTGCGAGCTGCGACGTGATCCCCTGAATATCCGACAGGTCGTAGACGGTATCGTCGGCATATTTCTGTGCGGCGGCGCCCAGCTCCTCGATCCGATCAGGATCGATGCCCGCGAATTTCAGCGTGTCCGCGAACTTTTGTGTTGCGTCGGACGCGGCGATAGCCTCGGAGACGAAACCGCCGATACCGACGGCTGCGGCCATTGCCG